ATAGGTACGACATTTCCCAAACTATCAGTTGTCATAGAATATGTCATATAAGGAAAAGCAGCTGAATCTGGAACTGTAGTTTCGTCATAAGCTGGAATTTCAAATGAATTCCAAAAATTATGCAATGCTTGTACTTTATCCATCGTCTTTCAAACTCCATTCTGCGGCAAATCATAACTTTCTGCTGTGACCTGTCTCATGTTGATGCTTGCACTATCAGGAGTAGCTACGTCATCTCCATCACTTTTAACTCTAAAGATCTTTCCGTCTGTTTCTCTTCTTACTAAATTGTGATACTCAAGATGGATATTCTTCTTAGTAGTGATCGTATAAACTGCAGTTACTCCATCATGTTGAGCGATTCGTGCTTCGATTGATGAATCTTTTCTTATAGCAGCATCAAATGAAGGGCCATCGACATATGTAGTAGTAATTCCACCATAACCATCATCAATGTGTTTTGCATCGATCAGTGTACAAGTTGTCATCATTTCATTTAATAGACTCATATTTTCTTATACCTACTCAATCTCTTAGCAAACACATCTCTCCAGGTTACCATGCCGCCTGTTGAGCTAGTCGCTTTAGAATAAGAATAACCGCCAAATGACTCCGACTGATAAGGTGAAGCCAATGAAGATGCATTTGCATTTTCCCAGTTACTTATTTCTGTAACCATGTCAAGAATATAAGGTGGAACTGACATTATTATGATTGCGCCTTCAAAAACTTCATCTTTCAATTCAAGAACAGATGAGAATTTATAGATACCGTCATTAAATGCTGATCCGATGATCCTAAAATAGCGATCATCTTCTAGATCTACACCAATCACTTTGCCATCTTCAATTTTAATTTCTCCAATAAAACGGCATGCTTCAAAATTATTATGAAGATAATCGCAAAGATCTAACAGCGTCATATTTTACTCCTTATTCTTTGAAGCACGCTTCTTTTTCGTAAGGTCTTCAACTTCCTCAATAAGAGGTGTTCCCTGTCTATTATCTGATCCTGAAAGTTCTTTAATTCTTGCAAGTGATGGCTTTAAGCCGAGGCGGGGATATTCGTCCCCAACCTCATACTTATAATTGTCATCCTGCAAATCTGTAAAAAGCTTAACTACTCTAAACATTTGCAGTCCTTTCTACTCACGCTCCAGTATTTGCGCTAATTGTAACAATTGCAATCGCATCAAGATACTCTGCCCAGAGCTTCATGCCCATAAGTGCGAACGATTCACCCACAGCATGGCTATAATCGCCATTTGCATGGAATCCGATGAGGTTTGTATCACCATCAACGGTATAGTTAAGGCCAAGAGCGGCAAAATCAGCATTTCCAGGATTTACATAGTAAAGAACGATGTTCTCAACTGGTGTAGCAATGACCTTTCCTGCTGGAATCTCAGAAGAGATGATCACCGTGTCTGCACCCATGAAATTCTTTACGTAATCAATACCGAATGCGGTCTGAACAGTAAGGTCAGCTGCTCCAAGATAACGATAAGCATCAAGAGTGTTTACAAATACAACGATCTTAGTGCTATCACGATGCATCTTCTTAAACTTATCTTTTACCTTACCGATTGCCATTGCGACAGCCATCTGAAACGTAGCTTCACTAGATGTAAGCGTTCCTGTCTGAAGGAACGTATAGAATCCATTCATTACATTTCCCTGAAGCTCATTGAGGAATGCTTCATCAGTTCTCTGGATGGCATTTGCTGCTCCATACTGGTTTACAGCTTCAATCGACACAGCCTTTGCATATTTTTCAAGCGTAAGATCGTCATAAGCTACAGGCTTTACCTCAAACTCAGTGTACGGAATCTCTTCACCTTCACCTACAGAAGCACCACCCTGAAGAGACTCAGACTTCATTGCTGCTTCATAAGAAATAAGCTTTGTACCCGGTGTCTTTTCAACCGGTCTCATAATTCCAAGGATCTCTCTAAGAGCATCCCAGTTCTTTGCGAATCGAGTTACAAAATCGATTTCACGAGCATGCACCTGAATATCAGCTGCAACAGTTAGATTAGTTTTTGCTGGCATAATTCATTTCCTCCTTAAAAGCCAAATAATTCATGATTCTCAGCAATGGCTTTCTGACGTTCTCCAGCATCTGTAATCTTCATGATCTCTTCCTTAGTAGTTGGAGCTCCCGATGATCCAGTTGGAGGAGTAGCAGTCTTAGCTCCCTGCTGACCTTCTGTAACGATGAAATCAGACCAGTCTTCAACGATTTCCTTATTAAGATCATCAGCATTTTTAGCATTGCCATCATCGTCAAGCTCAAGAGCATCAATCTGATCCTTTGATACCTTAAGAATCGCATCAATTCTCTTTTCAGAAACACCTGCATCTTTAAGAAGCTTTGTATATGCTTCTGTCTTGATCTTTGTAGTTGCTTCTTTCTGCTGATTTTCTTTATACTCGTCAAATTCTGTTTTTAGCGCATCGTACTTTACCTTGTACTTACCGTCATTCTTTGAATTTTCTTTGAGCTCATTAAGTTCTTCAGTCAAAGAATCAACCTGATCTGCTTTTACCTGAAGAGCCTCTTTCTCATCTTTCAATCCGTTGACGGTTTCCATATGTGCGCTAATGATTTCTTCGACCTTATCAGCTTCAATTCCTAGAGCTGCAAGGAATTTTCTTGTTAGTGCCATGATTTTCTCCTTTTCTTCGGTGTACTTTACTTTGTACAATTAAAAATCATAATTATTATATACCTTTACTTATTAAAAATAAACTATTCTTTTAGAGATGCCTCCAGGATCGCCTTATACCTATCTACATGGTCACTCACCGATCTCTGCAAAAAATGCAATGCTGAAATTTTTCGGCTGCCTAATTCATGCACTGGAGCATATTCTACATTAGTTCCAACGTACACTGTGTCATTAGTTTCTGCATGCGATATTGAATTACGAAGTCGACCAGTATCAACTCTAGTCTCATATTCCTTAGCATTTGCTTCCATCTCTGCACCAATTGCCCATAAAGCTGAGTTCGTTGCTTGTTCGACTAAACGTAAGATCTCATCTTTGTTATTTTGTACTATTTTCATTTATCTCATCTCCCATCGTAATAACATCACCTACGTATTTTCATCTGCAGTTGTAGGTTCTTCACCGTCGATGTATTTAATTGATCCATCTTCACGCATGAATCCAATAATCTTGGTCGTTAACGTACATCTGCAGTTATATACATTACCAGGATCAGCATCTGGATCTCCTGGAAACATAATCTCGCCATAGTCATTTTCAAATGGTTCATCAATGTCAACTTCTACTCCATTTAGAGCAGCATGCCATGCTCTAGTTCGTTCACTATTAGTAGCCATCCAGACTTTATGCAAAACAATGCCTTTGTCTTGAGCTGTCTTATAAGAATCTAATCTACCTTTATTCTGAGCACTAGTAGTCATGGTTCTAGCATTTCTAATAGCTGATTTTTCATTTCTATCCATGATAGGAGTTAGTCGCTTAGCCATCTCAGGAATGCTTTCACCTTGAATAATTCCTTGTAGCACTTGAGCGTTGATAGCTTTTTGATTCCATCTCTTATCTTTTGGAATGTCTAACTTTTTAGTTGGCAACAGTTTAGGATTGTCTTTGACTAGATTTTTGACTGTTGTTTCATCAACTAGACTGAATGAGATTCCTGCAGGCATATCTTTAGATAGTTGATTATAGTTAGTCACATAGACCTTAGGCATTTTACCATTAAGATACGACAAGGCTGTCTCGTTAACATTAGCTAATTTAGTCGTTGTAGTATCTAGCATTGACTTATATTTCTCATTCATATAAGTTTTTTCACGTAAAAATTGCCCGTACTCTTTACCTGTCTTCTTGATTAGATCTTTATCATCTGTCAGCTTTGCGTCTTCATAGGCTTTTAGGAGCCTATCAGCTTCTGGCTTAATAGACTCCATATATTTGTACCATTCTCTACCTACATCACGCCTTGCCTGACTGTATATCTTCTTCAGATAGTTTTCCATCTTCTTCAGTTGCTGGTTCGTCACCTTCTGTGCCTGATCCATCATCTACTCCTTTGAATCTATCTGACTCTTCTTTGACTAGATTATCTAAAATGTCATCTACTTCATCAATGCTTAAGAATGGTAAATGCTTAAGGATAGTTTCTGTATCAAGATACTGTGCTGCTGACAAGATCATCTGAGTTTCTTCGGCCTGATTTACTAGTTTAGATCTAACAAACGTAGGCTCATCATCAATTCCTAGAAGCTTAAGAAGTGCATTAATAAATTCAGTCACACAATATTCATATCGATCTACTTTATTATTAAGAGCTTCGTATGCAGCATTGATTGCAGTAGCTGTGATATTACCCGCTGAAATTGCATTCACATTAAGAGCCATCGCGTCATTATACATATCATTTTCAAGTCGAGTCAGATATGTTTCTCTTGACTGATATGGAACGTCAATCGTATGAGCTTCAGCCTTAACGTC